TAACGAACTCGCTGTGTCGGACTGTGCTTTTACCACGTCTCCCGATTCAATTACTATCTTACTTCCACCATCTATCAGCTCTAACGATCCGCCACTGACAATTGGTGCATTTTTAATTAAGTAGTGGTCCTGAGAACCACCTGTTACTGATGATGTAATAAACACACTTGCACTTATTGTTGATGTAGTTGTGTTCGCTAAACGAATAGAGATAATTGCATCATCTGAGTTACTAGTATGAATAGTAGCCGCCGATGTTCCTACGTCTTGGTCTCCATATCTTTCAAAATCTTGTGCCATATTACTCCTTTACTATAAGGCGATTGCCATTGCAACCGCAAATCCTGCTGATATTCCTGCAGATCCACTAGATGCTGCTGTTACTCTTCCTTTTGCGTCTACTGTGATTGATGAATTTGTATAACTAGCTGCTGATACACCAGAGTTAGCTAGTGTTAAAGCTCCGCCCGATGCAATAGTTGCATCTCCAGATATATCAACTTCTTCAAATGACGTGCCATCAGCTACTAAAATTTTGTTAGCTGT